TGATGTCTTTAAGATCATGCTCATCTTCATATTCAAGAACACTTTGCATTGCTCGCGTAATACTGAGTGATTCCACCTTTTGAAGCACACCGCCTTCACCATGATCGAATGCCACGGCGAAGCCAGTATTAACACCAGTATCGATACCGATGAGGATTTTCACTCAGAATCACCTCGCAGGGCTTTCAATTCATTTCTTAGTTTTTCATTTCTCGCTGTTAAACGCATAATTTGAAGGCAGTCTTTAGCTTGAAGTCCTTTAATCCTTTTGTATTCAAATTCAGCATCTGTCAAACGTAATGATTTTTGAGTAAGCTGGTTCGATAATTGAACTCGACGTTTACGATGTTCATTTTTCAAATAAACTGCATCATCCCTTTCCTTCTTTGCCGCGATATAGCAAGCTTCCATGTTTTGGAGCTGGGATTGAAGATCATCAATATAGGATTGCATTGATTGCTGACCCGCTTCGTAAGACTTTTTGCAGCTATCTTCTAGGTTCTTACACAGCTTATCTTCAAGACTTAATTCGCTCACAATACAAACTCCTTATCACCCTTGCACCAACACACATATGCAATTTGCACGGTTAAATTGCGATATCCAACTCCCTCATCAAAATCAAATAAGCTCTCGCCATGGATGTACTTCAGTTGGAGGAAAAAAGGCTGACTCATAAAAAACATTTCAAAGTGAATTCTCATTGACCACTCTCCGCATCAGCGATGAATTTTTCTGCATCTTCCTGACTGAGAAATTCAGCTTGAAATTGGTTATCCATAAAAACGACGTAACCACATAGGCGCTCATGAACTACAAACCAATTTGCCCAACCTGAAAATTCATAAACAATGTCACTCATCGCTCAATCACTCCAGTCAAAGGGCTAATGTGGTTGCGGATGTCGGTGCAATCATCTGTGTCATCACCCTGTAATCCACCAGAAGTAAGATGCGAATGCATCTTAGGTTCGTGCTCAGCAATTGCGGTGCGGAGATCTTCAATTTTTATGTATGGAGCATGATCTAATCGAGCATTAATTATTGCGCCATCATCCACACCAACCCAACCATCACGGTCCCAAATCATTGCTGTTTCTTGAGAAAATTCAGATGATTTTGCAAAGTAAGCGTGATAATCACACTCAGGCATTATTTCTAAAAATATTAATGACCCTTCAGGCGCACCATCCACAATCGCTCTCGCTTTCTCAATTCCCAATTCTTTGATTAAGTTCATGCCGCACCCTCAAACTTAAAATTACTAATCAACTTTTTAACCAGCGCCCATTTATCATCACCCAATTTAGAATGCCCTTTCGCAGCATCACGAAAATGGCGTGCGCGATAACCTGCCATTTCAGCAAGACGCTTAACGACCTAGCACAGTAATTTGCTCTTTAATCTGAGCATCATGCTTTTGCTTTGCCTTAACTTTGCGTTGTGCAATAGCCGCAGCCTTGTACTCTCTGATTTCTTGGTTTTTAACCTCAATTGCCTTTTCACGTGCAATTCGATCTTGTTCACTCGTTGCTGGTCTGCCCTTGCTTTGCGGTATAAGCCCATCACGAAAATTAGAGAATCCATTGGGTAGTACTTTGACCTCAGATCCACTTGCTAAGAACTCTTCCAAATCACGTTCCAATTGCTCACCGTTCCAATTGTTCACGTAAATTTTGCTTAGCCATGATTTGTGCATGAGTGATGTTCTTACCCACTTGTACCGCTGATATGCGCTGTTGAAGAATTTCGTTCATGCGGCACCACCAAATTTAATAACTTGCCAATCGTTGTCTTCCTTCGCAATCTGGCAGCTGAATGAGCAATCTATATCTGGCTCATCTTTGTAACGCCCCATAGTTGGATTTAACTCATCTAAAAAAATTGGACCTTTTTCATTTTTAAGAATTGAATGCCCTATTTCCCGTTCAACTTCAGCCATCTGATTAAAAGTCTCAGGAAAATCTTTACGGATCTTGTTCCAGTAACCCGCACCACCTTTCACACATCCAATGCAGTTATTATTCGAATAACCAAGCTTGTACATTGCGGGGATCTCAATACCTGCATCTTGCAACATTGCCAAGCAGTCCGCTTTAGACAAGTCAGATTCAATCAATGGAAAGTAAGCATTTAAAGTTGGATTGTTTTCTTCAAAATCCTGCGCCCGATCCATTTCTGTAATGTCATACCCAAACACATGCAAATCTCCCTTTTGTTGAAATGATCCACGAGGAATACGCTTCAATTGCATTGTGCAAGATGCACCACGAACGCCTTTGAGATAACCTTTCTTAAAAACCTCATAAATTGAATTCAAGCCAATTGGATATCTAGTGTTATAGATTTTGATAATATCTTGACCAAACCATTGCTGGCATTCATTAAGAAAACGTTCATTATCGGAGTGCTCTTCAACAATCGGACTATTTGCCACAATTACCGGAACATCAGGGAAAAGCTTTGAAGCTTGTTTAGTCATAATCTTTGTTGCTACAGCTGAAGCTGCTCCACAGCTAAACCAGCAAACTATGCGTTGTACTTTCATACCCCACCACCATCACGACCAAGCGCATTCACGCTTTTCACTTTGCTAAGCAATTCTGGTGGGCATGGCACACCTTTACGATTACCCTCATCAAAACTAAGCGCCTTCGCTGCTTTTGGCTTCACCCACATTTCTTGCACACGGCCTTTTTCTTTGGCTTGACGTAGGTAATCTTGATATATATCTCTAAACGCGTAGTGAGCCGCTTTCTGCCCTTCGGCATTCAAAATATGACGAACCTCTTCAAGTGAGCGCTTTGCCAATTTTGTGATTTTGCTTAATGGATCTGATTCAAACATCATCGCTTTAGCCCAAGCTTGATCAGCAGTCCACCAATCACCGCCCTGTTCGCACCAGCTGCGAAATTTAGGTAAGGTTGGGCACCACTCCTCAGAATTCATTCGAACGATGCCACGCGCGATATCAGCGTGATTTAGGCCACTTAAAACTGTGCATGCGAGCTGTGTTAATTCAATATCAGAATAACCTGCATATTTTTTTGCGAATTCAGCGCCGTGAAGATCAGCAATACGGTTTAAAACCAGTTCAGCAATTTCGACTGGGAAATTCACTGCAAACGCATTTTTGAATAATTCGATATTGCTCATTGAGTTTGACCTCCCACTGTGCGCATTTGATTTTGATCTGCTTGGTTGCCAAAACGACGGCGTTCCAAAGGTTGTTGATTTTGATTTGGCGCTTGTTGTTTTGGTGTGAAAACACTTTGGTAGCTGCCGATAATCGAAGCTTCCAAGGATTGATTTGCTAACTCACCAAAACCGATTAATTTTTTGATCAAAAGATTAACGGCGTTTTCAGTGAGTGGTTTTCGAATGCTCTTTCGCATATCCACAAATTGAATCCACAAATCACGATTTACGTTCACTGGTAACTCAATCGTTTTTGCATCAAAAGAACTTGGTTTTTCAGAAGGCTTAGATTTTGGTTTTTCAGAAACAGATTTCTTCTGATCACCCTTATCTTTATTTGTTTTTGTATTAGTTGTTTTATAGTTGTTATTGTGGGTCGAATCTTTAGATAGCGTGCTATCTATATTTTCGCCTCTGCTATCTATATTTTCGACGGCGATATTTTCGCTATCTAAAATATCGACTGCAAAAATACTGTCTGTTAATTCGTATTTTGCAGGCTGATTTGCGAATGATTTACGCTCAACAACACCCATTAAAACTAATTTTTCACAACCTTTTAAAACCGAATCTTTGTTATATCCAGTCCCTTCTACAAGTTGCGAAACACTGATGCTATCGGTTGATTTATTCCATCCACGTGTCTTACGTGCAATAAACAAATAACAAGCCAATGCAGGGCCTTTCATATGTGCCATGTAGCCTTTATCAATAAGGTCATTAGGAAGCATGAAAGCATTAGAAATAAAATTACTCATGCAACAATGCCCTCGCCTACTAATTTTTCAATAACCCAAGCTTCACCCTTGGTAGTGAACATTGGCTGTGAAAAGCCTAATTCAGTCTGTTTAACCTCACCTAGCCCTTTATCGATAAACCATTGCTGAAACAGGCGTGCACGCTTAATGCCACGGTGATAAACATTGAACGTGTCTAGAACGCGATTCATTGCAACCGCTGACATTTTGATTTTTTGTGCTACTTGCGAGGCATTAAGCAAAGTGTCACGTACTACAATTTTTTCGTAGTACTCCACCTTAGGTTTGTCCAGTTCGATCTTTTTGGCCTGATCCGCTGCAAGTTGAAGTGCCTCTGCAAACGACTGGGGCAATTTAGTTTGATTTTCTAATTCATACCAACGCTTGACCAATGCCGCCGTAAATTCAGGACAAAGTTGAGCAACCACTGTGATTGAATCTAACTTCCCTTGCTCACCAGTGAAAACGTATATTTCAACATTATAAATACGGTTATTGGCTTCTTTAGGCATAACCGCCATTGGCGGAAGTGCTATTACTCCTCGTTCAGCTAACCTTTCGATTGAACGCTTAACATCATCATGACGAGACAGAACAAGCTCTGAAATATCGAAGCTTGTTATACTATTTTGATTGTGTTTAAAATATGGCATCATATTCATCGTTTAAATCCCCCTAGGGTTTAAGCAACCAAAAAGCCTGAGGTCAGATCTCAGGCTTTTTCTTTGTCTAAATTTGGTGAAATGTATTTCCCTGCCGCTTTTTTCAAAGCTTCATCCGTAGCCGCAGCAAATTCCTGAATCTGTTTTAAAAACTCATGCGCCTCTTCATATTCTTGGGGAGTCACCACGTTATCTTCTAAAACGTCATAAACCGTTTTGGTTGCTTGACCTGCTGCAATGGTCGTTTGCAACATCGCTTCAATTATTGAAAGCTCACGATGGTTGTCGCCTTTAGATCCAACTGGCACCAATACAAAACCAAGTTCATGTGCCCACACTTTGATTAATTCAGGGCTTTGAGTGAAAGATTGAATTGCTTCAAGCTTTTTTAAACTTGGAATATGGTTTTCCATATTTACGTTTGCATAATTCAAAATCGTGTTATGTGAATCACCAGTGACTTG